TTCAACATAATGTCAATATCTTCTTTAGAAGCTTTGCTTTCAATTAACTTGTTCAATTCTGCCTTTGAATTGTCATTCTTGGCATTGTAATAAGCAGCTAAATCTTCAGCAGAGCCATTCTCAATTAGCTCAGTTAATTTCTCAGCAGATAATTCTTTGAACTTTCCTTCTACCATAAATACTGGGAGAACAGTTGCTAAGGAGATTCCAGCGCCTATTGCAGCACCCTTGTCCATCTTGCTGAAGTCAGCATTGGCAATTCCTATTCCGGCAAATAACATCACTACAAATAACAAGAAACGTCCTAGAGACTGCTTCTTCTTTGCATGACTGATTTTTAATGTGTTTGAGTTACAAACTTTGTAATTAAGCTCTTTCATTTTGATTTTGGTTTTAGATTTGGTTTTTAATTAATTTAGATAATAATTGTTTGGTTTTTACTCTTGCTTCTTGCAGTGATTTCTCGGCTGCTGCTTTTTGAGTGGCGTCTGCCGGCTCAATTTCTTTTGGTATGTTGACAGATATAGTAGGAGTGGCGTAGTTGCTTCCTTTTAATACTGCGGAACCTTCAATGATTTTTGCTTCAGTTACTGCCCAAAAATGACCTTCTGATTCAATGTCAGATTTGTTAGCTACAAAAGGGAAATACTTGTCCCAGTTTGCTTTTTCTTCAGCAAAATATTTGTCAGTAGTGTTCAAGCATAGGAATAGATTAATATATCTCATTCCTACTGAATGCTCTTTCACCCATCCTTGAATGTACTGATTAAACATGAACTCATTTCTGTTCTTGTTGATAGCAGCTTCAAAGATGAGAGCTTCTGTCTCTCCGTCTAGCTCAACTCCTAAGACATCCCAGTTCATCTTCTTAGTGAATGCTTTAACAGTGTCACTGATGACAGAGCTGAAGTTCATTCTATGCTCTTGCAACAGATAAAAACCTTTAGGAGCATCTTTCAGAGACTTCTTCCATATTCCCGGGATATGACAGTCATCATGAGAATCTACTATGTTAGTTGTGTTTATAACAACTTTCACAAGGATTTCATCTACTTCTATGGGAACAAGAGCTTCCGTCTCACTGAGAGCTTTAAAAGCACCTTCTTTCTTATATTCAGTTGGTAGAGCAAATGAAACACATTCAGCATATTTAATAGCTGACTTCTTACTGTCAACAATTAGCTGCTTGTTCTGTTTCAAGAACTTGAACTTTTCTTCTTTACTTTTGAACTGAGGTAGATTCATTTTTATTTACTATTTTATTAAGTTTAGCGGCAGTTCTAGCTTTTAGCTGCTCTTTCTGTTTTTTAGTTAGTTGCTTTCCCATGTTGCAAATATAATCAATTTTAGGACTGGCTTGAAGTAGCACCTATCTCAGAAGCTAAAGTTGTTGAAATAATTAACTTGTCAGCATTCTCATCAGTTGAGATTTCTTCTCCGAGCTTCAATCTCACTTCATTAGCAGTATAGATTCCTTTTATCTTCAAATCTGCTAAGATAGTTGACTTCTCTTTCAAGTTCTCTTGTAGGCATTCAACTTTACTGAAATCTTGTCTCATTCTTACTCTTTTGCCGGGAAAGTGATTTGAGCAGAGATAAGAAGAATAGCTTTCACTCATCTTGTCAGAAAGTGGAATGATGCAATTTGTGAACATAGCTTTCTCAGCTTCTACTCTGTTATTGAATGTCTTGTTGGCTGGGTCATTGAACAAGCTTGAATCTAGTCCTAAAACATTGCAGAGAGTTCTAGTTGTGACAACCCCTTTCTCTAGCAACTGCAAGTCAGAGGGGCTCAACCCAATAGGAATGTATTTCAAAGCTTTATTAGTTGTGATAATCTGACCAAACTTCCTAGCTCCTCCAAATCTATTTCTGAGTTTGTCATCTATCACTTTAACTTCATCTGGAAGCAGTGGGACATTTGATTCATCAGATAACAACCCAACAACTGCTCTATTCCCTAAGATAGAAGCATCAGCAGTCCATCTCTCATTGCCTACTTGAACAACATTTGCAGCTACTTGAATTGGACTTAATCCATAGTTAAATCTCTGAACATTGGGATTGTAGAATCTAATATGCTTGATTTCTTTCTCAGTGTAAGTTCTTTGACTAGCTCCAAGAGAAAATTGATAGATAATCTCTGGATTGAAGAAGTCTTGATTCATGTTATAAATGTTGATGCAATTTGATGGCAATACTTCTAGAGATTCAATCAGTTGACTGTTCAATCTAGTTCCGCCTGACAAGTAGGTATTCCCAGTGATGAGCAAGTAAAGCAGAGACATTTCTTCAATGTCATTCCAAGTATATCCTTTTAACAGATTGGGTTCATCTAACAGTTCATGAAGTGATGTGTTTCTAAGCTCTATCCATGCTCCTTGACTGTCTTGTTGTTCTATAATCCAAGGAATAGATTTGCTGATGTCAACAATCTTCTTCACAATAGAAAAGACATCAACATTTTTCAAATATCCATCATTAATTTGAGCATTTGAATTGTTTTCAAAGTTCAAAGGTATCCAACTACCAAATAGACTTTGCAAAGTTTGTCTATCCTGCTCAGTTAGTGGGATTGAGTTATTAAATCCGAGAGCTTTTATAGCTATTTTTCCAATCACTTTCTGAATGTAATTCACATTAATAAGATTTAAGTTTGTGCAAATATAATTTATTTTAAGCTTAACCTAAGCAGTTAGTTAATCACTGCTAATAGCTAGAGAGCTTTGAGGAACTAGATAATCAAATCCATATCTAGCTGGGTCAATTTGATGGTTCCAGGCGTCAATCGGCATCTCTGACCTCTTATCATGCCAAACATATCTTCTCAGCTCATTGATAGTGTTCAAGCTATCAGCAGTGACTATGATTTCAAAGTCCTGCATTCTTTTGATGCCGTTTCTGACTGAATCCGGGCCTTTTCTTGCTGGAATAATATTGATGTTTTTTGAACGGATATCATTGATAGTTCTTGGGTCAGCAGAGTCAGCTATTATCAGTGAGTTAGGCTTGTCTAGATGGTATTTGATTAGCTCAATGAGCTGATTAGTTGAGTTGCCTGTTTTATAGAACTTTTCTTGAAGATAGATTTTGCTTCTTTTCCTGTCAACTGCCACTCTGACCATACTGTCCGGGTCATTGCTGAACCCAAAGTCTAGTCCATAAACTGATGGAATAGTCTCATCAAACTCTCCTATCACCCAGTTCTGAAAGATAGCTCCTTGAAGAACTCCTACTTTGCCATCAACATAGACTTTGCACCAGTTAGCCCAAAAGATGTTCTTGATGTTAGTTGGGTCATCTCTGTCCGCTGCTGGGTCATGATAAGCTTTGTCAATCTTGATGTTAATTTCTGCAAGAATCTCTTTTGGTAGAGCTTCATTGTCTTTGTAAGTGAGCAGCAAGAACTCAGAGTCATGGTCAGGAATTACTTCAGTATGAGCCCAAAAAGGATTGTCAGGATTGAAGTCAATCCAAGTCTGCTTAGAACGTACCATCAGAGCATCAGCAATGACAAAATCAATGTGGTTAGCTTCATTGATGAACAAGATGTCTCTTTTCCCAGCAGCTTTAGCTTTCCCGGCGCTATCAAAAGCAGTGAATTGAATCAGAGTATCATTGAAGAATTTATATTCCATAGGATTCATTCTCCAGCTACTTTCATTCCATCTATTAGTATCTTCCATGACATCTTTGAAGATTCTTGCAGCTCCGTTCTTGACTGCTGGAATGCTCTCTGCAACTACTGTGATGACTGACCTTGGGTTCTTAGTTGCCCAGTCTATCAGAATTGGGATAATCCCATAAGTCTTCCCAGCAGAAGTTCCGCCTTGAATGACTTTCTTTCTTCCAGTCATTGCTAGAAGCTTGTTGATTGCAGTTGTTCTTTGAAACATAGTTAGGATTTATTATTGTCTTATGTGTTTTATTATAATGTCAATAGCTTCTGATAGAACAGAAGGTTGAATTTGCTCTATTTCAGCTCCTTTGCGCCACTTTTGATGCTTCTCTAATATATTAACGGCATCAGTTAGATTCATGCTCTTAAATGAGCTTATTTTGTTTCTTTTGTTTATCAGCCTCTTTTCTGCTTCTAAAATTGCTTTTATATCTTTCATTTTACTTCATGTGTAACAGAGGAGGATTGTCAATGTTGATGACATTTGCCTCAGGAAATAGAGGCTGCTCTTGAATGACTCTGACATTAGCTTCAATCGGTTTGTGACTTCCGTCCATCCTGTTCAGTTCATTGATTGCTGCTTTGATTTCACTAAATGAGGGCTTTGTCACATACGGATAGGCAATTCCTTCAAAGAATGCTTCTTGCACAATAGTCATCTCTCCTCTGATAATCTTTGTCAGTATTTGCATCCTCTCAGTTGCTGAAGCAATAGAGCCATCTGCTATGTTGTTTGCAGTTTCTTTGTTAGCTAGAGCAACTATCTGAGCCAGTTCATTCTGATACTGCTTGATTCCGTCTTGAACAAGCGGCATCAGCATCAGCATAGATGAACAAGTTGAAGCTGAACTTCTGTTCTTTGTCCCGAAAGCTTGAACATAGGCATCAGTCTGAGTAAGCCCTTGAACAACTAGCCGACAGAACTCTCTCTGCTTTAAATTTAATGTCTTCCTTATCATAATTAAACCGTTTTAGGATTATACAAAATTACTATTTATTACTTCAATTCCATTATACCTAGATACTGTTTATGGAAGTCTTCAAATGTTTTAGCTATGATATAGATAGCTCCAGAAGCTTCTGTCTTAGCTTGGTATTTCTTTTGAGCTTCTGATTGTCTATCAGCTCCGAATTTGACTTCAATCATGACTGGAATTGCAAATCTCATCTGACTGGGTTTAATTTTAGCATGAATGTCAGCAGTTCCGGCAGTTCCCGTTCCGGGTATAAACTTTCCGCTTCCAATCTTCTTCTTTTGTCCCATCACATTCTCAACAATTTGAGAGTCATCAATGTATCTGCCCATGTTCTTGATTCTTTCTGCTTGATGTCCTTCAGAAGTTAAGAAAGTGCAAATTGCTTCTTCAAGAGCATTGGCTGAGTTGTCAGATTGTTTCTTGCAGTAGATAGTTTCTTGAGCTTCCGCAGGCCAATGAGAATATTTTGCTCTCTTGAGCTTCATTAGGTGTTCATTTAGTTCTTTTATGTTCATGTTCTTAGGTGTTATAGTGTTTATGGTACTTGTTTATTTAACTAGCTGAGAATCAACATTGTAAAAAGTCATTAAAGTTTTTACAAGTTTTTACATACTTTTTACAATTTTTTTACAAGCTATACTCTCCATTATTACTTAAAAAAATAGAGAAAAGTAGTGTTTTGTAAAAAGTTAGAGCAAAAAAAGTTCATAGATTTTTCATTTTTATAAGAAGTTTGTTTTTGCTTTTTTTTCCCGGAAATTGTCATTTTTTTCATAAGTTGCTGATTGTTAGTTGTTTATTTGTAAAAAAGTTGTAAAAACCATGTAAAAAGTTGTAAAAAGTTGTAAAAAACCACCTATTTTAGAACAAGTCTTCATCTTGATTTGAACTAGCATTGTGAATGATTTTGTTGATTGTCTCTGTTACATCTTCCATCTGAGGGAGTTTTGTGTCTTCTTGAGCATTAAAAATGAATGGCTGCCCTACTTTTGGAGCTGAGCTAGTGTCACCAAATGAATAATATCTCTCAACTCCTTCAGTTAGGTCTAGCTTCATTTCATCTTTCAGAACTTTCCTGATGTAAGTGACAGAGATTTGATTGTTATTTGCAAACCATTTCTCTTTGACATCTTTAGCAGTTGCATGAATTGTCTTAGCTGCAAAATTGTTGAAGAAGTCTTCAGCAAAATATTCAATCTCTTTTCTGAGAGTTGAATGAGATTCAAGCTTGACTCTTTGCAGAGATTCAGTTGCAATCTCATCTTGAGTGAACACCATTCTAGACTTGCTGAAGTCAACTTCTGGAAGTTGAGTCAAGAATCTGAGAAAGAGAGGAATCTCTGTGAACAAGTCAAGCTCAATGTTTGTGTTCTTAGTTCCTTCAATGGGTTTGATTTTTCTGACCCAAAATCTGATTTCTTCTTCATCAATCCTCATGAAGTCAGTTTCTTTGTTAGTACAGACAATCACTTTCCCGAAGAAAGGTACGGCATAATGAGAGACAAACTTCTGAGATACTGACATTGTCTTTGCAGTTGCAATAGACTTCAGCTTCTCAATGACATGAGCTTTGTCAATCACAGTTTCATCAACCATAATGATGTTCTTTGTTGCATAACCATCATTAAAATTAGACATTAAATCTGCTGGGTTGATGAGAGTTGAGTTCTCTCCGAAAATCATTTGAATCCAGTTCAGAAAGGTTGTCTTGCCCGTTTCTCTTTGTGTTGAGACAAGAGCTAAGACTGGGAGAATCTGTCTAGGAAACTCATAGAGAATTTTCATGTACTTGAGTCCTAGTTGCCACTGCTCTCCGAAGATGTGAGTTATCAGCTTGAGAGTTGTTGGGATATGTTCTGCTAGAACATCTTTTGAAGCTGGGTCATGAGAGAACTTTGAATAAAGGTTATAACAGTTCTTATAGACCGGCAGATATTGAACATTATTAGGAAGAATAGTAAAGTCATCAAATTTGAAGATTCTGCTGAGAAGCTGCTTTCCGTGGTCTTCTTTAATCTCATCTTTTTTCCAGGGCTTGAGAATAGTGTTTATTGCTTCATATCTGTCTGATTTAGTTATTACTTTGAAATAGTCAGTTCCTACTCTGATATATGGAATTTCAGACTTCATCAGTTGAAATGAGACATAAGACATTGCAGCAAAATAATCTCCTTTAAACATTACTGAAGACAGAAGCATGAACTTTGAAATCTTGCTACCTTTCGCTAAGTCATACTCATTGTCTTTGACAACATCAACAAGACCATTATTAAGTATGAATGTAGCTTTGTTCAAATCTTTAGTCAAGTCTTTAGGATTGATGAGAGCAGCTTCATTCTCATTGATAGCATTGAAGTTCTTGAGCCCTTCAAAAATAGAGATAAAGTTTCCATAAAAGTTGAAATAATCTACTGGGTTGAGATGCGGACTTGACTCTAGTTTGAGGAATTTGCTTGAGTCTTTATTTTTATTTTCATTCATTTTGTTAGTTGTTGTTAGTTAAATAGGCTGGGCTAGACATTCCTTGTTTAATCATAGTCTCAGAAGTTTTAATGTAAACAGAAGCTTTTTGACAAAGATATGAATTTGAGTTAATCATGTTTTTAAGAGCATCAGCAGCATCAGCTTCAACAATATAACCAGCGCCAACATAGCCTCCCATCAAGTAGGCTGCTGCTCTTAATTGCGGGTGTCCATTGTCAACAATAGCATCAATCTTCTTGCTGATAATCTTCTCAACTACATTAGTCTTGTCAGTGATAATGTATTGCTTGACTTGAGGTGCTTGAATTTTAGTTATTTTCTTTGTCCAAGTAGTTGCATTCTGGCGGATTAAAATGTCTTTGTCATAGCTGATGAACATTGGGAGAATGCAATTTTTGGGAGCAGTATCAAATCCGTTATAGATATTGAGTTTATTTTCGATGGCATTAAAGTAATCTTTGAACTCAGAAACATTCTCACAAATAGGAATCTTGACTAAAGCTCTGACTCCGTGCCTAGAAGCAGAGAGCCAAGCAGCAATGATGAAATCATGTTCATCAAAGAGATACTGTTTGAACTCAGCAGCATTGTCAAGCTCTAAATGGTCAAAGTCAAGCACTAGAAGACCAGTGAATTTATTGATGTTTGAATATTTTCTAGTGCCTTCTTTGTAGCTCTGTGAATGATTGAGAAGAATGCAAGGAGTGAATGAGTAGAGCTTTGTTTTAAGCTGCTGCTTTGTCTTCATATCTTTGCATTCTTCAGCAATCCTAATCTGTTCAAATATATTTCTAATATCTACCTTAGGAGCTTTAATAGCATTCAAGACATAGTCAAGAGAAACAGACCCAAGAGGGAATGATTTCTGAATGTCAGCTTCATAGAAATTGAAAATAATATCTTTCATTTATTGCTTTTTTTTATCATTTTTTTATTGAGCTTTCCATAGTCAGTTTCAGTGTACTTGAAATCTTCTTCTCTAATAGCTTTTTGAATAGCATGAGAGAGACTTTCAGCATTGACTGGAATACTTCTTCCAGAAAGAGATTTAATGATGAACAGAGACATCTTTTCAGTTGTTTTCTTTGAATTGCTCATAACCAGCAGCTCTAAGCTCACAAGCTGGGCAAGTCCCACAACCATATCCCCATTGATGAAGTTCATCTCTTACTCCATTATAGCAAGTATGAGAGAATTTAATTATTTGACTTAAAACTCCTAAATCTTTAGACATTTGCCAAATCTTAGCTTTAGAAAGCCACATCAAAGGAGTTTCAATAATGATATGAGAATCAGAGCCTAGATTTGAAGTCATTCCAATCATTCTTATGAAGTTGTTTCTGCAATCAGGATACCCACTGAAGTCAGTTTCACAAACTCCTGTCACTAGAACAGTAGCATCAATCTTCTGAGCAAAAGCATGAGCTAGAGTTATGAATAGCTGATTTCTATTTGGCACAAAAGAATCTGGAAGACCTTTAGAGTTAATCTTGTTCACATCTCCGTTAGAAGTCAGAGCAGAATCAACTAAAGTAGATAAGAAAGAGACATCAACAATAGTCTGTTTGATATGCTCAATTTTGCAGATTAATTTTGAGCATTCAATTTCTACAAGGTGCTTTTGACCATATTGAAAAGTGATTGCTTCTACTCTTTGGTATTTGCTAATTGCCCAATAAAGGCAAGTAGTAGAATCTTGACCCCCGGAAAAGATTACTACGGCAGTTTTATTAATCTTCATCAAACATAGATATTTGAGTTGTTTCTACTTTTGGGTTGAAATTTGCCCAATTAAAGTTCATGATATTCTTTATCTCAACAAGCTCAGCAATATTGAAAGCAGTGACTTTCTCAATGTCAGAGATGTCAATGACTGAGAGAAGCTGATTGACAAGCTCAGAAACTGCCACAAAGTTATACTCATTGACAGAAATAGTCTGCAAGTATATCAGCCAAGCTTGATGCAATGAGATGTCTCCTAAATCAAAGCACCATACTTCAGTGAATCCTTCTTCTCTCATCATTTCAAGGATAGTATTTCCTTTCACCACTTCATAATTTCCGTCACTTAATTTCCTGACAATGATGTTCTTAATCTGACCAGTTTTGATTAATGAAGCTCTAAGCTTATTGCTGACTTCTGCTGCTCTGTTCTTGCAGTGATACTCATTTGTTTTAATTAGTTTTATTGGTATTAATTCCATTTTATCCCCCTTTTTTCCCATAAGTTAGTAATTTGTTGCTCCATGTTTAAGAACTCTTTTATTCTTTGTCTGAGGTAGAAGTTGAAACATTTCTGATTCCAAAACTGCTCTCCGTTTATCTTGAATCTTTTATAGGATATACTGTCAACACTAAAGAAAGGATATAAAGCTAATCCCTTGAAGCTGCTATACCCCAATCCGTGGCATTTTACATCAGCTTTAGTAATATTGAAGACAGTGTTCAAGAACTCTCTCTTGATGTTCTCATGAGTATCATTAGCAGGGGAAATTCCAATATAATCAGTATGTTCCATATATTTCTTTAACCACATGATATTATCTCCATAATGATATACAGGCATGACTATCCCTTTGACTCTTTCTTTTAGGTAGAGAAAATTCTCAAAGCTCTGCTCACAACATTTGTCAATATCTTTCTGTTTGCTTCCTGTTTTAGGGATAACATCTAGATTGATGAAGGTATAGTTGGAGTTTCTAGAGTTACAAAATTCCAAATATTTATCAATGTCAATTGTTCCTCCTTTGTTCCAAACACTGAAAGCACCACTGTCAATTATAACATTGTCAAGAGGATTGATGTTGCTCATTTGCTTAGCATCAACGGCAAAGGAGAAAAGATAGTTCTTTGCTCCTAGCTCTTGAAGCATCTTGTAGGCAATTGTTGCCGAAGAAAAGTAGTATCTCATTATAATTCCCCCTCAATGCAAGTAGTGTCAAACCCGCCTCTAGTATTGTAGATAGTTGTCACTTTGACTTTTTTGTTCTTCAATACATTGCTTAAATCTTTGTAGATTCTAGCAGTGACTCCTTCTTGATAGATTCCGACATTTCTGAATGAAGTGAAATAGTATTTCAAAGACTTCAGCTCAACACAAAGTCTAGCTTTAGGCTTATATTCTATTTTTACATAAGCAATGTCAGGAAGCCCACTGAAAGGACAAACTGCTGAGAACTCTTTTGTCTCAGTGATAATAGTTTGATTTATGCTATCAAATTTGAAAGCTTTCAATTCACTTGTTAATATTTCACTTTCAGGTAAGAAGCTGAAAGATTTACCTTCAGCTTCTTGGTTAACAGTTACGTCCATTTGTTTATTGTTTTTAAGAGTTAGTAATTAGTTCTAAAACAGCCGTATGGTGGCTATTTACTTTTAAAGCGCCATCAATAAATTGACCACGAGAGTCCCTTGTTTCTATAATTTTAGTAAGGACATAGCCAGGGTGATTTTCTATTGCTGGATAATGCTTTGAACCAACGCCATATTGGTATGGCTGTGGGTCGTAGTAAGTAACAATAAGAGCGCCTTTAATTTCTGAGTGCGGCAAGCCAGTGTAGAAGCTGCCAATTTTGAAGTCTTTGTTCATTTTTTATTTATTTGTTAGGGTTAAAAATTCATTTCTACAATCATGCTCAGTTTTGAATGTTCCGAGCATCTTTGATGTAATAGTTAAAGCATCATGTTTCTTGACTCCTCTCATACACATACAGAGATGTTGAGCTTTCAATGTGACTGCCACTCCTAGAGCACCAGTCTCAAGCATGATTCTCTCAGCTACTTCAGTTGTGATTCTCTCTTGATTTTGCAGTCTATTAGCATACAAATCAACACATCTTGCCAGTTTGCTTATTCCTAATATCTTTCCATTTGGGATATAAGCTACTGAAGCAGTGCCAAAGAAAGGAGCTACATGATGCTCACAAAGAGAATAGAACGGAATATCTTTAAGAATAACCATTTCATCAGTTTGTTCACTGTCAAAAGTAGTGAACTCAAACTCTGTGGGAGTTAAGAACTCTCTGAGAAACTTGATGTATCTCTTTGGAGTTTCTTTCAATCCTTCTCTGTCTGGGTCTTGTTTAAGAGCATAGAGAATCTGTCTGAAGTGCCACTCTGGGCTATTTATAGAATGTTCCATATTTTATGATTTTGAAGTGAAAGTCTCCATTTAGGATTTGAAAGACATAAATCAATACAATGCTTCATGTTATCACTGTTGATATTGAAGCCGTCAGAGTGCGGAGAGAGCCAATAATACTTTGCAATAGTTAAAGGTTTAGGAACATCTTGTCCTTTATGTCTGACATATCTCAGCTCATGAACACCTAAAGGGAAATTCTTTGCTACAATATGCTCAGCAACTTTAGGAGAAACGCAAACAAAATCAATTCCTGCCGGGCAGCTATTGAGTCCACTTGTTTCAATAGCTTGATAGAATCCTAATACTTTGAAATATTTCACTATTTCTTCCGTCAGTTGGTCTGTTGGTTCGCCTCCAGTCCAAGTTATCTCTTTAGAATTAGCATTCATCAATATCCATTCATGAATCTCTCTCAGAGTCATGTCTTTTCCGCTTTCAAACTCAGTGTCACATTTGATTCCAGCAGCGGCACAGGCAAACTTAGCTTTACAACCTGACAATCTGATGAACACTGTGGGAGTTCCTACTCTAGCTCCTTCTCCTTGTAGTGAGTAGAAGATTTCTGATACTCTTAGTTTAACTTGGTTCATAACGGCATAAAGTTTTAGGAGTTTCTGACATTTCAATTGCATAGATTAGAGGATAAATAGCATTGAATTTATTGAATAGAACTCTGCTCATATTTTCAACAGTTGTGTTCATTGTAGGAAAGATGTCATTCAAGTTTCTATGGTCAAGAACATTGTCAACATATTTCTTGATGGCACCAAGCTCTCCATAGTCTTGAACAAATCCTTGTTGATTGAGTTCTTGACTCTTTAAAAATACAGTTAATACATAGTTATGACCATGAAGTCTTCCGCACTGATGCCCGTCAGGAAGCCCATGCAACTGATGAGCTGAAGAAAAGTGAAATTCTTTTGAAATTGAGTACATATTTATTTTATTTTAGTGATTACTGACTTAAAATTTGTCCCTAGATGTGTTTTTCCGATTGTCTGAGATACTTTCTCATGATGTTGGGCTAAATATATCCGAGCAGCAATTATCCTCTCTCTAAGACGGCTCAAAATGCTTTCATCATATTCAAACTCAAAATTGATGAATCTTTCATGGTCAGCTAAATCAGAGTAGATGACTTCTTGTTTGCTATACATAACCTCCGCAGGAGTATCTTGTAGTCCATAGAACAAGTTGAACTTCTTCTTCTTGTATATTTCCATATAAACTTGACCTTGTAGCTCATAAGCTTTGTCATAGCCGTTAACACATACATCAAAAAGAGTCTTCTTGCTCCAGCAAGATTTCACATCTGAAACTCTGTCTTTCATAACAACATCAGCAGTTCCGGCAAAATAGTCATCAGAAGCAAAGTCAACATTTTTCTGAGCAAAACCAAAGTCAAGAACTTTAGCCATGAAGTCAATGTTGTCAATCTCAACCATATTTCCTTTAGCAGTGTATTTGCTCCAAGCTTCTTCTCTTTCATCAGCATACCACTCATTCAAGAATGTCTTTGCAGTTTGTGGGAGTTCAGGATTTAGATGAGCTAAAACTAAAGCATGAAGTTCATCTTTCATGTTGTCAGTTAGTGGTTTGATAGCAGCTTCTTTTCTGTCTTGAAGCTCTTTCATTTTAGCAAGTTGGCTCTCTGTTAAGCCCCATTGCCCATCAAGCTTTGAAGCTTGAGAGGCATGAAGTAGGAATATTTTATTTGTCATTTGATTTGTCATTTGATTTGGTTATTAATTGTTTCAAGTCATAAATTGTATTTTCAAGCTGAAGCTTTACTTCATCAACTATCTTCTGAGATTTCTTTGTCTTAACAACAGGCATCTCAGTGATGAGTTTTCTGATAGATTGACCAATCTGAATCAGCTTTTCTTTGTCAGGAGCTGCTTCTGCTGCTTCAATAGCATCAGATTCAGCTTTAGCTTTAGCTGCTTCTGCTGCTTCTTTTGCTCTTATTTCTGCTTGAACTTTAGCTGCTTCTGCTGCTGACTTATCTGCTTCTGCTTTTGCTGCTGCAATAGCTTTGTCAGATTCTTCTTTTGCTTTAGCTGCTGCTTCTGCTGCTGACTTAGCTGCTGCTGCTGATGCTTCTGCTGCTTTAGCTGCTGCTTCTTTTGCTGCTGCTTCAGTTTCTCTAGCTAATTTGAAAGCAGCTTCAGCTTGAGCTTTAGCTTCCGCTGCTGCTTTCTCTGCTGCTTCAATTTGAGCTTTCTTGAGAGCTTCTGCTTCTGCTTCTGCTTGAGCTTTAGCTGCTTCTGCTGCTATTCTTAATGCTTCTGCTTCTGCTTTTGCTGCTGCTGCTTGTAAGTTAGCACCTTTCAACAATTTGTCAAAGTCTTCTTGACTTAGTCTTCCAAGCTCTAGCCCAATAGGAATGAACTCTTTAACATTCTCACATTGATTGACTCTAAGCTGATTCAGTTGAGCTTCTTCTTGCTGCTGCTTGATTTGTCTGTTCTTCTCTACTTGAAGGTATTTTTCTTCATCAAGAAGACAGTCTGACTTAATTAAATTGAATGCAGCTTGTTCAACATTAGCTTTAAGAAGATGAATCTTTTTTCTGTTGTCTTTGATAGCCTCACAACTTGTTCTCACTTTGACAGTTCTCAATCTCAAGTCTCTAGCACAACCTTCATCTATTAGAGTTGGGTTCTCATAATTGATTCCAGCCGCTATTGCTTTTATCTCAGCTAACTGTTGAAAAAAACTAGTGTATGACTGTTTTATCAAAGTAGCTTCATCAGTTGGGAGGTTAGATTCAGCAACAACTGAATCAAGCTGCTCTGAGTTATAAACTACAAGAGAAGTAGAATCTTCTGAGACTTCTTCAGCAATCACAACAACTGCTTCAACTGATTTAACTTTTTTGGGCGCTCTAGGCTTCTTTGGTTCCATTTTCTTGAATTTTATCTGTTAATATTTTTTCCATGTTTGCATCTAAAGTGAATTTTGTCTTCACTTGTTCAATAGTAAAGCCATTTAAAATAGCTTTTAAGCATTTATTATAATCTTCAGAATCTGCTATCAGCTTAGGTAGTTTATAAGGTGTTTTAACTACTCTTATAGCATCATGAACGGCACCAAAAGCACTAACTTTCTCAACATAGAGAACTAACTTCTGACCAACCCAATCTTCTACAAACACTGATTTCACTGACTTAGCAATTGCTTTTCTATTTGTGCTATTAGCTATGATAGGTTTGCATTCATTAAGCTCAATGACCATACAGTCAGTCTCTCCTCCGTTTCCGTCATGAACTTTTTTCACAACTACTGCTTTGATTGTTACAGTTTTTTTGATGAAATTGCCTTCAGCATCCATCAAGTCCCAGCTACCTAAATAGTCCGGGTTGACCATTTTCTTGAAATGTGTTTTCATTTTGTTAGATTATTGTTATTTATTTAGTTAATACTTCTGTCAATTCTTCCATTGTTCTATGAGATAAGGAAATTTCTTTTCCGTCTTTGCTAGTTATATCTGTTAAGACATAACCAGCATTTATTCCACATTCTCTGTCTTCATCTTCCCATTGAAAGATGAATTTTATATCTACTATTAAATCTTTAGGCATCTGTTTAATTTTTAAGTGATTATTTATTAAAAGGGTAAGTCATCAGGTTCATTAGCTGCTCCGATGTTCAGCTCTGTTGTAGCTGCTGGAGCTGCTGCTGCAGGAGCTTTAGTTGCTGATTTAGCGGGAGCTGCTGCTCTCTGCGGCTCTAAAGCAGTTGCTTCAATCTTCCAGCCCTCTACATTAGTGTACCACTTATCATTATACTCTCTGCTCTTGATGTTGATGCTGACTTCAACTTCTTGACCTTCATTCAAGTTGTCAGCTAGACCTACTCTGTCTTGAGTTAAGTCAAAAGCTATGAAGTTCTCATATTGACCAGGGATTGATAGCACTACATTTCTTTTTTGGAACTTCTCAGATACAACTTGGGTATCTGAGACAAGATGAATAGTTCCTTTGATTTTTAATGACATTTGTTTTTGGTTTTATAGGTTAATAATTATTTAGCTTCTTCTACTACTGTCAAAGTATTGATTGACTTCAATAGCTTGATGAATTTGCCTTCTTCAGTTGATTCTACTGCTACATAAGCGGCTGGTTTCAAAGTATCACTGAAGACAGTTAAAGAAGTGACAACTCCCTCACATTCATCTTCTGAACGGTATAGGTTGAATCTTACTTTGTCTCCAACTTTAATCAATAAAGCTGCTGCTTCTTTAGCTGCTTTAGCTGCTGCTGCTTTAGTTTTAGCTTCTTCTGCTGCTTTTACTGCTTCTTCATTTATATTAGCTTTAGTTGCTGCTGCTTTAGCTTTAGCTGCAATCTTAGCAGCAAGAGCATCAGCTTTAGCTTTGTCTGCTTCTGCTTTAGCTGCAATCTTAGCGGCTTTTGCTGCTGCTAGTTTATTAGCTTCCACTTTAGCTTTTTCCTCTGTTGTAGCTGCTTTATTTGCTTTTTCAGCATCAGCTTTAGCTTTAGCTGCTGCTTTAGCTGCTTTAGCTTCTTCTGATTTCGCTGGAGATTTAGCTTTAGCTGCTAAAGCTTCTAAAGACTTAACTCCTTTAGCTGCTGCTGCTGCTTTTTCTTCATGGGTTGCTTTAGTAGCTGCTAACTTATCAGATGACTTCTTCTCTGCTGCTGCTTTTTTGTCAGCATTCTTAGCGGCTAGGTCAGAGATTGCTTTGTCTGCTGCTGCTTGAGCTTTAGCTGCTTTAGCTTCTGCTGCTGCTGCTTTGTTACTTACTACATCAGTAATTGTGGGAACTGAATTGTCTGCTGGATTTTGATTTTTTGTTGACATTTGATTTTGGTTTTTTGGGGTTATTATTAAATTATTAAAAACTTGTTTAAGGAGTTGGCTTTTTATATTCATGAATTCTAGTTATTTGAAGCTGGATAAAACATTACAATCTTGTACTCACATTGATTTCCACTTTTGATGTCATCAATCATGTTTTGACAATACATTGCTAGAGCAACATTGATAGACTGAAAATAAGGAAATCTAACAGGCAAAGCAAATACCCAGTTGGAATCTTTGTACTTGAAGCAAAGCATGAACTTTTTAGAGTCATCAGTGATGCTAACTTTCTCAGATGGCAATTCCATAGCTTCAACTCTGATTTCTTCTTCAAACTGAAGCTCTACAATAGCAGCTTCAATCTGATTTTTATACTTAGCTTTGAAACTAGCAAAAGCATCACCAGACATTCCAGCAGCTATGATGAATGAGTAAGGTTTCCCTTTTGATGGGTTGTTTGTGATTGTCACTTTTGAATTGATAGCAATTCTTTTAGAGATTTTTGATGTAGTTGTTGACATGATTTAGGTTGTTAGGTTGTTAGGGTTAAAAATGCTCTAGCTGCTAATTGCAACTAGAGCTTGTTAGTTATTAATTATTTAATGAATATTATTTGGTCCAAGCCGCAAACTCTAGCTCTCTGAACTAATTGATGGTATTTCCAATTGTCTGCAATTCGGTCAGCTTCTGCTCTTGATATTTTATAGATGTTCTTCAGTTCTTCCACTGTGGCATTATTTCTTGTCACATTAGAACCTTGCTTTTGTGCATCTCTTATAGATTTGTAGCCCCATTGCTTTGCTTGAGCAGTCTCTAATTTGCTTTTGAACATCTCTGGAGTAATATTAGCGGCAGTTGTAGTCATTTTTGTTAGGTTTTTAATTGTTAGTAGTTGTTGTTTGTTGAGGCAAATGTAGTTATAGGGATTTGATATGCAAATTCTAGCTGGTAAAGTTTTTTCATTTTAACAAATATTAACAATTAAAAGAAATTAGACATGATTACTTTAACAAGCTTTCCAGTTATTGGGCAAACATTAGATTGAAGATTGTTTGCATAAATATGACGGCTTCTGCATCTTCTTTCTACTTCTGAATAATCTTCTTCTAATTGCTGAGCAAGTTCACTCTCTTTCTGCTTAGCTGCTAAAACATTAACCACTTTGGTTATTATTTTAGAAACTTGCCAAGCAGGAATATTCATCAAAGCTCCAATCTCATAGTGATACAGACCTTCATTTGTTTGTTCCCAAGCTTTCCATTCTTCATCAGTAAGCTCACTAGGTTTCAATACATTTCTAAATTGCCTGTGGACTATTCTAGCAGGTTTCCGCTTCCAATCATTATCTCTTTTCATTGTAAACAGTTTTGATGTTGCTTCTGCTATCAAATGTACTTGAAATCCTTATTCTTCTTTGCTGCTGCTTATTATAATAAAAAGCATCATGAAACTCTTTGAAGCTGAACTGTTGAATGAACTCTTTGAAAGATAATTGCTGAGCTAGTTCAGTAGCTGCTGACTTGATTTGAGTTGAGAACTCTTTGAATAGATTTTTCATTTTGTTAGATTTAAGAGGGTTTAAAATAGTTTTAGATATAATCTCAGCAGCTAAGATAGAAAGCTGCTGAGATTTGATTTCTATGCTGGACAGTTATATTCTAGCTTCTTAGCACAGATATTGTTAAACAAAGCATATTCACATAAAAAATGAAAACAAGCTGAGTTCTTCCAACTTGATGCCCAGTTGTTAGCATCATAAGCTTTTTGATATTCTTTATTAAAGTCAATGATTATAACTTCTTTTATAGAAAAATCAGCGGACAAATTTTCTTCTATTTTTATGGAAATTATATCTCTTAAAACTTCTTTAACTTCAAAGGTTAAAAAATTATACTTTGAATAAGATGACTGGTTATTTACTTTGATTATTGCTTTCATGTTGTTAAGTTGTTAGTTGTTGTTGTTATTAATTAAATTGTAACTGAAAATCTTCTGATTGAATATTTTGAGCCATAGCATTCAAAACAAATTCCGTTGCAATAGTAGCTGAATGCTTCAATTATTCCCTTTCCATGACATCTGCCACATTCACAAGTTTCCCAGCCGTTCAATGTAACAAAAGACTGATGCTGCTCTGCAACTTTAGTATTTTGCAAAAAAGCACCCACTTCTTTTAAAACATCATTTGCATTCATTTCTGGAATAAAAACTCTCCTAATCATTCCATATCCCTCAATTTTTACATTGAACTTCTTCAAATTGCCGTCTTTATCAATAAAGTTTTTATTTGTCCAGTAAAAATCTTTTTCATTAATCTTAATACTGATAAATCCATCATGTAAAACTTTGTTTAAAGTTTTTACAAAATAGCTTCTGTTATCTCCTTGCTCTGCTCTATTGGCAGCTAAAAACATTTTATTTACTAAATTTTCCATGTTGTTAAGTTGTTAGTTGTTGTTTATTGGGTTTATAAATGGGGAGTAATTAGCTCCCCTGATTTTTTATTTTTTTATCTATCTTGACTTATAAGTTCATATAAGGATATTTTGTTTCTGTTTTTGGAGTATATTCATTCGCAAAACCCTTAACAACATTCCCCTTTGTGTTTATTATAATATCACAGTAAATTGTAGTTCTAACAAAATCAACATTATCTCTTACATTAAAAACTAATAAACTAATATGCCCTTTTAAAATATTATGCATACTAACTCTTTGTTTTCCGTTCAATCTTTCAATTCTTGCTACTATTTGATTTACTGTGTTTGTTTGTGAGGTTGTCATAATTTCTTTGTGTTTGTTGAGGCAAATGTAACTATAGGTTTTTAACCTGCAAGTTTATTTTCATTTATTTTTTATATTTTAACAAATATTAACATATTGATTCAACCCACAAAAAAAGCAGCTCTAAGACTAGAGCCGCCTTGTTGCGGTTAACAACTCCGCAAATTCACCTAACAAAATGAATCTCTGCAAAGTTAAGATTAATTTGCTCTATGCTCAATTAAATAATGAATTTACTCCTGAGCCAATGACAGTGCCGAGTCCGAGTCCAGTCCAGAACTTAACTTTTCCTTTTTTCTCAGTGAGTTCAACTTGTTCAATCAGTTTTTTGTTCTCATTCTTCAAGCTATCTAGAGAGAATAGGTTCTTTTTCAACATTAAACTGTCTGAAGATTGCAAACATTCCATCTCTGAAATCAAGCTATCTCTCTGCTGAATGTTAGTGAACATAATGAACATCAAACTATCTAGAACAGTGACTCTGTTGTCACATATTTTCTTCATAGCTTCAACACTAGCTCTAGAACTGTCTCTTGTTGCTGCTAAGAGCTTTTTGAAGTCTATCTGATATACTTGTTCAGAATGAGCTAATAAGTCTGGAAATAGAGCTTCATTTGCTTTCAATACTTTGATTGAATCTTTCCTGATGTTTATTGACTTAGTTTTTGCTTCTCTATTGTGCCAAAAAACTTTCTGAGCTTCAGAATAGCTTGAAATTATTCTTGATTGCTTTCTGAAGTAGTAAACTTCTGAAGCTGCTGAGAAGATGAATGAAATAGCTATCAAAAAAACTGCTAAAGTTAATAAAGCTCTATACTTGTTCGGAAGTGGGTTTGGGTTCATTTGTGGAGTTGTCATTGGGTTTAGTTTTGTTGTTAAATAGCAGAATGATAATCTGTTCAACTGTAATGATTCCCAAACAAGTTAGAATGAAGACTTGCCATGAATAAAGAGCATGAAGTGACTCTGAAGCTGGGACTATTTTGATTGTTACATAAGCAGCAATCAACATCCCCGCAAAAGCAGAGAGCTTTCTTGCAGACCAGCCATCTTTCATGTTGTTGAAAGAACTCAGAAGATTCTTGACAGTTGATGCAAGAAACTCAGTCAATTTAGACCACCACTTTTTCATACTTAGCAAATTTAGCAAATTTAATATTCCTCTTTCTTCTCATCACTGAGCCTCCGTTTGACTGATTCTTTAATGAAGTATTGCCTTCAATACACCAAAAGAAATTGTCATCAATCTTGCTCTCATAAATTCCAGTATGGTCAAATCTTCCGTCAGAGTTCCAATCAAAGAAGACTATATCTTCTGGCTGAGGATTATCTGTCAATAAATCTTTGTCTTTGAAATATTTGAAAGCAGTTTGACATCCAGCAAATCCCTTAGAGAATCCTATTTTAGGCAGTTGCTTATTTGCTTGAGCAAAGCACCAAGAAACAAACATTCCGCACCAAGCTACTCCATTCAGCCCAAACCACTTTCCATATTTAGTCTTATTGCCTTCTTCTTCAGAATAGCCTATCTCAGCAGTTGCAATTTTAATCAATTCCGACATTTTGTTGTTGTTTTAATTTTGTATAAATTAAAGGAAGAAAAGTAATAGGAAAATCTATTTCTCTGTTGCTTGGTTCATCTTCTTCAGCATAAGGATTCAGAACATAACCGATTGAACAAGTCTTCATCTGCTTGAAGTTTACATCAGCTCTATATTTCAAACAACCGACATAACCAACTGAGACAGTTGTTTTGTCTTTCTCAAATGTGAGAACGGCATGAGCAATTCTTCCCTCTTTCCATTGACCAGCTATTCTCACATTGATTGTCTCTTTATTGATGTGAGAATAGTTTGAAAAGACAATATAATCATTCTCTTTTCTTATGCCTAGTCTGACAGAGTTGTTCATGTGATGCCCTCTTGAAAATCCTCTCACTTTTTGAGTTCCTTCAGTCGGATCCATCTTAGGAATAACAAAACAAAATTCTTGTTTAGTTGGATTGATTAATAATTTCATTTATTAAAACTATCAATCTCATTGATTACTGCAAAAACAAACATGATAATAAAATAAATTAGCAATATTGAAATTCCTAATATCATAGTCCAGAATCCAATATCAAGCTTGTCTTCAGTGTTTTGAGCAACTAAGCCGCCTACTACTGCTAAGATAACTCCTAGAAGCATTCTTCCGTAATGAGTTGTAAATAATAATTTGATTTTTTTCATTTTGTTTGGTTTTAGTTATTGTTATTGTTGTGATTATTGTTTCCTAATATAATTGCTAAAATTAATGCAGCAGTGGCATGAACTGACTTAAAAAAGCTTTTTATTTCTTTTTCTACTTCTCTATTGTGAAAATACATTAATACAATAATTCCAATCACAATCCCACCTATAACACATACTTGTCTGATTATAATTATATCATTGTTTGACATATTATTTATTTTTTGTTGCTACCCTGTAGGAAGCCCAAATTGAAGCAGCTAAAGCTCCTAATTTAGCTGAATTATAAAGAAATAAATATATTCCATCTAGTGTTATATTAGAAGCCCAGTCATTGAGCCAAATTCCAACTTGTAGAATAAAGCTCATGATTATCATTAAAATACTGTTATCATGTGTATTGGTGTGTGCCATAAATCATTTATCTTTTTAGTAGTTTACAATTATTTTTTCATCAATCTTGCAGTACCATGGACTCTTATATCACCACTACCAGTTGCAGTGACAAAATCTATCATAACAACAAGCTTTTCATCTTCTATTATTGTTGCATTTACAGTTAGGTCATTTCTTTTTAGTTGTCTCCAAACTTGAACTGTTTGATTTAATATAGATAAAGCATTGTCCCAAAATTGTCCTCTACTAAAAGAAGCAAACCCAACTTGAATCAATGCTGATGCTCCATAAGAAGTACCGCTATCCCTGTCAACATTTGCCGATAATACTTCCCAAGCATACCCATCAGGAGGTTTAGGACATTCCACAATATCCACTTCTATTAGAGAAGTTGCAGTATTGATAGTTGCAGCATCTATTTCAGTTCTAAAATGAACAATATCATGAACAAAGACATCATTGATTGGGTCATATTTACCCCAATAACCTTGAACATCTGGAGTATTTCCGCCATCTTGATTTCCTGGCATCATTGCAGCAACTGAAGTAGAGTTTGAATCAGTTGTGAAGACTCTGACTGCGCCTTGAGCAGCATCGTTAAGCTCAAAAGTTTGTCCTTTCTTAAAATATCCTCCATTGAAATATAACAACAAACTAAGATAATTAGATACTGAGATATTATCAACTGGATAAAAAATATCCCATATAATGTCATACCTTCCAACACTACTGTAAATAAAAGCACCTCCAGGGTTGTTTAATAAATAGCAGTAATCAGTGATAGTGTTCACTGAAGTAGCATAGACCACAACTTCTTTAGTAGCTCCCTCAGCATCAGTTATAATATATTTTGCATTTATAATCAAGTTACTAGAAGAAATCAGACTCTGCAATGATGCTCTGGTGAGAGTGAATTGTCTCACAAAAAGACTTGTTATAAATGCAACCACCATAGCATACAAAGTGGCTGGGCTGAACCATCTTGATTGATAAGTTGAAACTCCTGTTTTTTGAGAGATGTCAAATTTGTCATCTACTCCGAAAGATGTTGCTTGATTTGGATATTCTGTGATTTTGCCTGCCATTAGTTCTAGTTTCTATGTTTTTTATAATTATTAAATCTTTGTTTAACTTGCAATTCAACTGGAGCTAACTTGCTGACAAGCGGTCTCCATGCTGGTTTATACTCAGTTTGAAACATTATTTCTTTATTCACATATTTCTCAGCATTAACAGAGTTATAGTCTGTGATTTTGCATCTATCAGATTGCATGATTGAGACTCTGAAAAGATTGTGAATCTGAGCTGGGATTCTCTTTGTTTTTAAGATGTAGATAGGTTCTTGTTCATCAAATGTCCACTCTCTAGCTCCGTTCCGATATTGAATTGTTTCTTTTGTATATTCAGCCGAAGGATAACCAAAAAATCCGGGAATCCTAATCTGATTCTTCCAGTTAGTGTTCAAATAATCAACTGTTAACAAGTCATCTTCAGAGTTTCCTATTGTACCTTTAAGAGTCCACTCTAGTCTGATTGTGCCTTCAGCTCTGTCTGGTCTATACTCACAGAGCTTGAACTCAAAAGAAAAGACAGAAGAATTTCCTAATAAAGCATCAGTAACAGAGAACCCAACTTTGTAAACTCCAGCTCCGTGTAAAGCTAGAACTTTATACCATTCTATTTTAAAACCAATTGCGGGTTGATTTAAGACAGTTTGAAAGTTAAATGGATAATCTATTCCATAAGTTGATGAACCACTCAGATTCGCCACAAAAACATTGTCTTTGTATAGTTTATAAACTGCTGAGCTAGATGAAGCAGAACAGACATTGTAAAATGAGAAGAAATCATTTTGACTGTCAACTCCGCTAGTATCTGCTAGAGATAGCAACTTGAAATCAGAGCAGCAATCCCAAAGCTCTTTGTTCGGTAGAACAAGAGTAGGCACCACTGATGCTGGTTGTTGCAATGTGTAAAAAAGTTGAACTGCTGCTTCTCCGTCAAAATCCATGATGCAAATATAAGTCTTTAAAAATGTTTATTCTAGTATTTTTTGAGTTCCGTCTTCCATTAATTTATAAGTCCCATCTTCCATCTTTTTAAAGTCTTCAGGATTAATAGGCGCTGGAACTTCATAGATTCTAGCTACTATTGAATAAGTGAAATTCCCAGCTGGAAGCAAATTGTGGTCAAGAACTGCTCTTGCTTCTACTGTTGTTGGGTTAACTTGAGAAATGACAACTTTGTCAGCAGAACCAGAAAAAGGGATAAACCAAGTTAAAGGATTAGTTGTTTCCCAAACACTAGAATATCTGACTCTGCCATTAATTCCACCTTGTTCATATATTTCTATTCCAAAAACAATTCTGCTATTAGCAACTAAAAGTCCTGCTGCTTTTGCAAATGTAGCTTTAACAACTGTGGGAGCAAAAGATTGAATAAAGTTTGTTCCTCCAGCAAACAATTGAGTTCCTGCAAGATTGAAAGTCTCAATTGTTTTAGCAGAATAATCAGGATTGGTAGCATAGTCATTTATTTCAATTAAAATGTCTTTGCTAAATGAGAAGCTCCCTCCCTCACTTACTCCATCAACACTAGAGCGGAAATATATTTTCCAAGTAAAGTCTTGATAATGCTCCCAGTCTTGATTCTGACCATTCTGTTGTTGTGCTGGATTGAAGAAGTCACTATTTGCAGTGATTAATTGAATCCAGTTCTCCCATCTTATCATGAACGGATAAGATACTTTATACTTCCAATCTCCTCCTATGTTTACAGTTTGAATAGTTATGGGCTTTCTGATTTCAGATTGAGGGATTCTGAAGACTCTGTTTGTGGTGTAATTCATGAAAGGATTTCCTTGCTGCCATATTGCAGTGAAAGGGAGCTGCCAATCTTCTATTATAAACTCATTTCCATCAGCTCTGATAGCCACAATTTGTTGAATTATATTAGTCAAATTAGCTTCACCTACTGCTGGAATCTCAGCAAAATCTCCACTAATTAAACTTTCCATAACACATTCATCATTCTTGAATGTAGTAATTTTCCCAGCAATACCAGCATCAGCAGCATCTTCATAATGCCTTTTATATGTTTGGTTGATGTCTATACTTGACGGAGTTTTTATAACTTGATAGTCATAGATTTCAGTCCAACAGACTTCTTTATTTTGATTACTAGCTAAAGTTAATGCTGGGTTTGAAACAGTTGCATAAAACAAGAATCTAGGAATCGGACTTTCTTGCATAATTGCAAAAGCTCCGGCGCCTATATTCAAACTAATTACAACATGAACTTTATTAGCATTTATAAAAGTTGCATTGAATTTCTGAATAGTAAAATTGTCATAAGAAAAACCAGTGGCATAATTGTCACCTCCGTTAGCAAATCCACCGATTAATTGAAAGAGAAAATTCTCATCCATATATCTTCCGTTGTTCTGATACTCACTGTCATTGTTGGGACATTTTATCATTCCCACAGTCATCTTCATTCCAGATGCCATTTCACTAGTAGAAGATTCAATATCAAACTCAATAAATTGCCCAGTTCCTTGGGCTAGTATTATATTAGGCTGAACTGAGGAGCCCAGCTTGAACACTACATTTGTAATCTCAAACTTTGAAGCTCCTCCATTGAATATTTCATTTCCCCAGCCAGAATTTCCAATTTCATTGAGACTCTGCCCAATTTGAGCCATATTTGGATTAAATAGATTTGTCATTCCAGAGAATCTATAAACATACTTCAAGCAATTTGCATTCAAGAAGTAGTTAGGGGCAATTCCTTGCTGAAAATCATTGTACTGAGAAGCTAAGAAGATTGGAGTTATTAAAATAGTATGAGTTATTTTAAAAACTTGTTTTCCATTTCCAGAATTATAGCTCATCCTGTAGCAGGAATTTATAATTCCAAGATTTGAACTCCATTTCCATTCATTGTTTCCTTGTTGAACCATCAAAACTGGGCTGAACAAGCTTGATAGATGAACATTTGAAGCAGTTAAAGTCTGAATACTGCCATCAATCTTAGAGTTAAAGTTTAAAGATTCACTGTTCTCAATTAAGTTGAAGTCATACCTTATGTCTTTAATCTCAGTTAAGTTGTTCAGCTCAACATCACTGAATGACAAACTAACAGGCAGCGGATTACCCATATTAGATAATGAGACAATAATAGTGTTATTGTTAAGCTTGTTTATAATAGTGAAAATAGTGTCAGTGTTGAAATACCCAGTAGGTCCACTTATCTTGATAATATCTCCAGTTGAAAAAGAAGCAAATTTTCCGCTTGAGTTAAATAATTGCTGATTTCCATTGCCCGTTACTAATGGAGCTGGTGTAGTGAAAAATATTGAAGTAAAGACTTCAAAAATACTTTTTACAACAATTGTATCACCTACCGAAAACAAAGACCAATCAACTGAGCTACTTGGCCTTAATCTATCAACAAATTCTCTGCTTGTTAAAGTTACTGACATTTTATATGTTTTTAAGTTGGTTTTTGGCTTCTTCTATCTTGCTGACTATGCCGCTGCTTTTTAAAGCATTTAAGAACTCTTTTTTCTGTTCTGGTGTGTTCATCTCTTTTTCTTTTTCTGCTATCGCATTCCCAGCGAAATTAAGCAATTCAGCAAGATTTTTAGTTATTTCTTTAAGATTATTCTCCATTTGTTTCAATATGAGTTTTGATGAGATTAGTTGTGTAAATATACGGCTCTTTTGATATAATAGTTGCCAAACTATTATAAGGATTAAATTTAACAGAAACTAATTTTGCAACAATCCCATCAGGAGTGATAGCTCTAGGGTTGTTTTTTACTTGAAGATAGTCTGTCAAAGTGAAAGGAATTTCTTCCCAGTTTTTTATTTTATACTGATTAAAATTTTCAAAGTCATAAAATTCATTATAAACTTGCTTGGCGCTTGGCTGAGGTTGTCTCAGCTTATAATCTCCCGAAGTAAGCCACAATACTTTATCAACTTGAAAACTGTCTTTTTCTAGAGACAACATTCCTACTCTGTTCTCTATAATATCAGACAAGTCAATAGGCTCAAATGGCTCAATATTCGGAATGTCAGGCACATCAAAATCAAATCCAACTAAACCTCCTAAATCTTCAAAGAAGTTTATAAAAGCATTGATTCCGTCTAGTATTGCATTAATAACAGAAACAAAAGTATTAATAACAAAAGCAGCTCCAGAAATTAATACATCAATGACTTGAGCTAAATCTTTTATAATTTCTTCAACTCTTGTAAGGTCATTTTTTCTTTTTCCTAAAGCATAATCAAGCTCTATTCTCTTAATCCCTTTCATCAAAACAAAATTCTGATTAATTACAGTTTGTGGTTTGAAAATTGTTTGGTAAGAAGTTCCAATATATTCAGTTATTGTGTTGCTCTCACTTAAATCAGTTTGATAAGAGATTAACATATTGCTGACAAAATCTCCAGAGTTCAAAGTATAGTCATCATTTATGATATTAGGAAGATTTAATTGAGGGGTTCCGCTATAAAAGTCAATCCTTTCAAATAGCATTGTATTCCCGTCAAATAATATTTTTCCATTATATCTTGTTTTTTGCTTTGTGATAAATTCAGCAAATGTCTCATCAGGATACCCATATTGAACAAATTCATTAGGAGAGAAAGCTCCTAGAACTCCATAATTAAATTGATTTTGAGGATTCACAGGAACACTTCTTTTCTTAGGCAAAATGTATTCATCTTCAGAAATAATACTTGATTGGAAAGTTAATCCTAAATGTTGACAAGCTCTTTCAAATATCTTTTTCACTTGCATACCTTTATGGTATTTCACTGATTGAATCAATAAAAATATTATCCTTCTTAGCAGTTTGATTGAAGCAATCACTAAGGTAGTGAATTTCAATATTTCTCCTACTAGTATAAAAATCTGACTCCAATCTGGAGAACCAGAAGCAACTGCTTCAATAGCTGCGGTTAAGCTAACAATTGAAGCGGATAAATCATTTATAATCAAAGTAAACCCTATAACTGCCGTCACTGCTGACTTATAATCAGGAATTGAAGATATTACATAAGCAATATCAACAAAATCTGATTGAGTGATGACTCCTATATTATAGAGATATTCAAAGCTGAATCCACTTGCTACATCATTAAGCCAGTCAAGTGAATATTCTGGAACTGACTTTGCTGAAATAGCAAACTCTCCAAACTTGACTTCTTTAGATAAGTCAATATACCCTTTGAATAGTATTTCCGTGACTCCTGTTGAACTTATTTGTTCAATACGGAACGGAATGCCTTCAAAGATATATCCAGCGGTAATCCAAGCATTTATAGCATCAATGTTCTCTCTTACAAAATCCCAGTCATTAATGTTCAGTTGTTCAGTCTTGAACTCTCCGTCTTCAAAATTGACTTCTATTTCTATCTGCCTCCAATTTCTAGGAGGGTTTATTAGTAAATTATTCAAATAAAATTGAGGAGCATTCATTAGAATCTATTTTTTTGGTTTATTATTTCTTTAACTTTTCCCTTTACAGTTGTGGTAATTATATCAGGAAAATTGCTGAAGTCATTTGATATAACTGGCTTGTTTCTGATTTCTTCAGCTATTGAATCAAGCTTTGAGAGCATTATCATAGCATATTTGTCAGAAGTTTGACTGTTTGTTGATTCTGCTTGAACATTCCCATAGTTGAATAATATACCTTTGTCATAAGCTTCTAAGATGTTAGCTGCTTCATGATTTGAGATGTCTCCGATTCTTTTGTTGTCTTCTCCAGTGAAAATTCTCTCATCTCCGTCAGCTCTTATGATGTAGCCATCTCTGCCGCTGCTGAATTTGTTGCCGCTCAAGTCATCAGATACTTTCTCAGTTCCTACATAAAAAGAACCAGCAATTAACTCAGCTAAAATAGTGTCAAAAGTAGCTTTCTGTAAAGCAGTTGAAGGGTCAGTCTTAGCATAACTGGAAAATAAATTATAGAAAGAGATTATTTTCTGCTGCTTGATTTCTTTCTCTTGCTGCTTCTTTCTTTCTAGCTCTAGCTTTGCAGCTTTAGCTTCTTCAAAAGCTAGAGTATTAGCAAAGCCTCTCTCAGCTAGTCTCTGCTGGGTGTCAATAGCTTTCTGGTTCTCATCAATCTCCTGTTTGAGGGAATCTTGCTGCTTTTGGTACTTTAACTTTAACCACTTATCGGTAGCAGCAACTAGCTTGTCTGTTTCTGTTAGAGCTTCTTTGACTCTCTTATCTGTGGCTTCTTTGTTAAGCTCATCAATCTTCTTCTGAGCTTCATGTTTAATGATATAGACTTCATCTTCTGTCAAGTGAGCATTGGTCAACAAGATGTCTCTCTCTTCTTCAATTGCGGCTATTTTAGCTGCCAGAAGTTCTTTGTCATCTTTCTCACTTTGATAAATTCTGACAAGCTGAGCATCATGACGGATTTTTGCTTCTTCAACAAGTCTGTCTTTTAAGTCTTTTTCAACTTCAGCAGTTGCTTCATCTTGATACTTGTCAAGCTCATTCTGAAGCTCAGCAATCATAGCAATCTGGAGAGCCGCTTTCTTTCTGTAAAAGTCCATTTCTAAAGCTAGAAGGTCATCATGTTTTGATTTTGTTGTTGCTTTAGCTGATTGAATTTCTTTAATCATGTTTAAATTTTCAGCTTCTAAAGCAGCAACATTTCTCAGGTATTCATCTTCAATAGCATCAGCTTTCAGCTTGGCAGTTTGTGCTATGATTCTAGCTTCATCAGAATAAAGGTCTTTTTTCTCTTTTGCTGCTTTTTCTCTTGCTTTCTTAGCTGCTTCTTCTGCTTCTTTATCAAACTTCTGCTTAGCATCAACAAGCCTCTCATTAAGAAGCTCTCCAGCTTTAGCTTCTGCTAAGTCATATTGGTTCCTCATTCCTAAAAGTCTTGAATTAGTTGCTTGAACTAGATTAATTTCTTGCTCTGAAAAGTCTCTCCTAGTTATTCCCTTTTTAAAAGCAACTGAATAAACTCCAGCAATTTCTTGAGTCTGCAATTTAGATAAAAACTCAACTCTGTCCTCTTCATCTGAAATAGATTCAGCAGCAGCTTTAATCTGCTCATCTGCTGCCTGTTTTCTGAGCTTTGTGATATTGTCTAGATTCTTTTCATACTCATCAAAAGCATTGGCTCTGGCTAAGTCCATGTCATTCAAAGTACCTTCAAGCTTCAGTTCTCCTTTGATTATCTCATCAACTTGATTTTGTAAGTCAGTTAATGCTTCTTTGTTTCTTTCTATTGCTTTTGTGTTCTCATCAATTGCAGCAGTTCCATCAGAGAAAGCTTCATTTGCACTGAACAAATTTCCGATAAAAGTTATCATTTTGCCTCCGTATATGGTTAGCAATGTCACTCCCACTGATAGAGCGGTCTGCCAAGAGAATATTCCACTCAATACTTGCTTGAATGCTGATGTGGTAGGCTGACCAGATTTAGCCAGTTCAACATTTGCTTTTTTAATCTTGTTTATTTCATCAAATAATTGAGGCAAGTTGTTTGATATTGCCATGAATCCAGTGTTTATGCTATTAGCGAAAGCCGGCATCTCTCTGCTCAGTTGATTGATACTATTTCCTAGTCCATTCCAACCACTTGCATAGTTCCCAACATTTCTCTGAAACTCTCCAACACTTGTTTCCGCTCCTCTCACTCTAGCATCAAGCTCTTTGAACTCTAGTGATAAAGCTTTGTAAACCTTTCCACTTGTTCTGCCAGTAAACTCAAGTTCTTTCAGTTGCTGCTTAACTGCTGCAAGAGCTTGAACTCCCTTTTTATATTCTCCATTAACAGACCGCAGTGATTGTTCATTCTTTCTTCTTGCTTTCTCCTCTTTCTCTATTGCAGAAGTGAGAGCTTGGTCTGCTTTCAGTTGCTCTTTGCTCAGCTTGACTTTTTCTTGAGTCAACTTGTTGTCAAGAATTGAAGACCTTATCTTGTTAGCTACAAGGATTTCCTGCTGCTGAAGAACTTTCTGCTCTGCTATCTCTAGAGCTTGTTTCATCTTGATAAGCTGAGCCGTTTCTTTGAGCTGAATGTTCAAGTTCTTGACATCATTGAAAGTATTGACTTTGAATGCTGATACAAACTGTTTTTGGGCAGCTAGAGAGTTGTTCATCTCAGTTCTAGTGTCTTTGATGACTTTGAGAAATTGCTCTCCGCCTTTTATAGCTTCAGAGAAGACATCTTTCTCAAATAAATCACTGCTTTTTAATGCGGAACCTTGTGTCATGTTTTATGTTTTAATTGTAGGTTTGATTCTTGCTTTGTTCTTCAGAATAAGTCTTGACATAAGAATACCATTCTGAAATTGTTGTCTCTTTGCTATTTATTTTCACTCTGAGCCACTTTTCTAGTGTCACCCTTATTAGTTCATGCGGCATTGATTTAACCCCTCTTAAATCGCTCAATTCTTGCTTTAGAGCTTCAATGAACAAATTGTGGAACTTCTCTCCAGTGATTGCAACTTCAATCTCAAGCTCACAAATCTCCTTTCTCAGCTCTACTTCTTGAATGAAGCTCTCACTGAACCCAAACTGTTTGACAATCTGACTCTGAATGACTTCAAGAGCTGCTTCATGATTCTTGATTAATCCCCTTTTTGTGACTAGATAAGAGAAGTCTGCTTCATTAACTACCTTGAAGTAGTTGAAAATAGGCATAGTGTCAATGTTGGTATAGTATTTTGTAAATATCATAATATTTGACTTTTTATGTAATCAATAGCAATAGGCTTAGATTTTTCTACCAGAATCTCTTTGCTGAACTCATCTAGTCCAATGAATTGTCCCCAAATCTTTTGAAGGTCTTTCCCACCTTTCATAGTGTCTGCTTCATTTATTAACTCATCAGCAACAACTTTAGTCTTGAATGTACTATAAAGGGCTCCAGTGTCTCTCATTGTGACTCTGTCAGTTGGTTGTCCTTTTTCTCTTTTTATTGCAATAGTGTTATCACTGTAAACATTAGAACCACGGGCAAAACTTGACCTCATTGAAACTCCATAAACATCAACTCCTTTTTTGTAGAGCTGAAAGTCTCTGTTCAAAACAATAGACTCAATCTGAATCTCTTTTTGTAGGATAACATGACGGAACACCTTGAACTCATTGAGTTTGATGACTTTTCTAGTTATGACTTCCGCGTTCCACATTGATACAAAAGTAAACAAAAAAAGCTCGGTAAATCAATACCGAGCTTTTATAATTAAATGGAATTTTAATTAAACTATAACTCCTGTAGTTCCTAACATTGTAGCAGCATCTAATCCGTTCTTTTTGATTAATGGCTGAACTACATTTGCAACAGTTTGGGAAGAATAAACAAGAGTATATTGACCAGGTACAGTTGTTGATTCTGTCACTGTTGTCAAAGTGATGTCTGCTGCCGTTGTTGTGTTTCTCATTTTAGAAGTTGCTCCCGTTACTGAAGAAACAAAATCAGCAACAACTAACCCTTCAACTGGGTAATTGGTAACAATATTGCCGAACTTAGCAAATACTTTAACCACTGAAGAAGTCTGACCGCAGCTAACTACTGTGACATAAACATTCATCAATCCTTTAACTGCTGCTAAGTTAACTCCAGTGATTGATGAAGCAAGAATCATTCTCAAGTCTTCATCTCTCTGGTTGTTTTCCCATTCAAAAGAAAGCATTAATTTCTGAACTGCTGAATCATTTGTGAAAACCAATTTTGAGTAAAAAGTAGAAGCTTCAATTTGAATCGGATACAAATATCCGTCATCATTAGCAGTTTTGCCGAATACTGAGCCGTTGGCATCAATAATATAAACTCCAAATTCGGAGCATCTATTAGAGTTCAATAGAGCTAACAATTCCGGGCCTTTTTTCAAGATTAAAGCAGTTACAGTTCTTACTCCTGGGCGGATAAATTCTTTTGATTGGTCATCAAAAGTCTCATAAAGAGGGTCAGCTCTTTCTCCAGCTACATTTTTTAAAGCTCCAGTTGGGTAGAATCTTTTTGAGTCATCAGCTTGATTAATTAAAGCAGTAATCCAAGCCAAGTCTAGAGTTCCGGCTGGGTCTATTTTGTTATAAGTTCCGTCATTAGCAATGAGAGGAACAAGAATAAATTGTTTTGTTACTCCGAATACTGGAGAACAAGAAGGAGAGCCTGTATTTTGTAGTGATACATCACATGAGCATAAGTTTGACATTTTTTTTAAGATTAAATTGTTTTTAAATTATTTGATTTATTGGTTTTTTTTTAATTAACAAGAGCATGAAAAATCTTTGTTGAATGGAATGTTTATAATCATTTCAGTTCCAGACAAATTGTCTGCAAATATCTTAGATTCATTCCCTCTGACAGTTACGTTCCCAAAGTTTGCATAGTCATTCTCTATCCATGTCAATTTGTTCTCATCATTGGTAGCTGGGTAATCTAATAGAGCTTTGATGAACCATTTTGCAAGTGACTTCATCTGCTTGATAGCATTCTCAATATGGTCTCCTCTAAGCCAGTTCTCTGGATTACAGTCAACCATGAAGTAGATAGCACAATCAGCAGTAAAATCAACAGTAGCTTCTTCATCTGAATAGCTTTCTGGAGAGTTCATGTGTAAATAAATGAACGGCAGCTTGTCAATAGAGTCAGGCTTCTGAATTAATTCAGAATTTGCTTCTAGAAAAGTCCCATAGTAGTAGAAAGGTAATATAAGAGAATAAATCCCAGGAAGTGGCTCAGTTGCTGATTCCACAATGATATATTCATTGTAAACAACTGAAACAATAGTCATTCCAGATAGTTTCTTGCCCACTGTTGCCCATTTAGTACAATCTGAGAGCAGTTTCCACCCTTCAGCTACAACTTGTACCGATTGAACGGAGATAGTTGTGTCAATAGAGTTTATGACATTTCTGATATGTTCTGAAGTTATTAAGCCCATGACATTGATTCTTTTTTTATTCCTTTGTAAGTAGGATAATCAGCTATGTTTTCCTCAATAAAATACTGAATTGAATGGTAGCTCTCTATCATTTTGTTGAAATCCAACACTAAAGAAGTAAAGCTCATAATTGATGGAGTAGCTATTGTTCCTGGGCTAGTTGTATTTCCTTGAATAGTATTAGCTTGAGGCTGAGTTCTAACAAAGTGAAATCTAACCCACTTCTTTACAAGCTCTTTCATGCCAATACTAGAATAAAGATATTTTTCATCTTGCTTGATGAAAGCATTATAAATAGCTAGATAAATAGCTGAAACAGGAACTCCAGAAACTAAATCATTAATGAAAAGGGCACATAATTCAACTCCAAGAAGCTCAGAGAGAATCTGTTGTTCATGAACAGAGATAGCTGATGTTATTTTTGCAATAGTGAAAGCATCACCAGCAATGATAGTATCTCCTGTTTTGAAGTCATCTGAGTTGATTAATATGCCCATTTCAATTAATTATTAAGAGATACTGAACCTTTGATTGAACAAGACATTGTGCCGCTTCCAGTATAACTTAGTCTATAATACCTGTAAGGACTAGAAGTGACTGTCATGAATTTAGTGGTTGTGGTTACGTTTGTTACCGTCATTGTTACTGATGTAGCATAATCAGTTGAAACAGTTACATAATTAACTCCATCAACACTTCCTTGGAGAGTAACAGTACCAGCAGCAGTTCCAGAAATCTTAGTGACAACTGCTTGAAATTGTGCTTTATGCCAATATTTATTCAAGTTTGTTTGTAAATAAGTTGTTCCAGTGTTTGTTGCAGTATCTGAAGTCAAAGAATAGCTTGAAAGCATCTGAACAGATGTCTTCTCATTATATAATCCAGAGCCCCAAAAATATCCATTAATACCAGTGGATTGAGTTCCTCTTCCTATCACTGCTATTCTATAATAAACAGATTTACCATGTGTTATTGTGAAAACTTTAGTTTGAGTGGTTACATTAGCAATGGACAAAGTATCAGCGGCATCATTGTCAATGAAATTGATTCCATCATTGCTGCTTTGCAACTTTGCAATCCCATCAGGAGTTCCGGTTATTTTAGTTAAAACAATTTGGAAAGAACAAACTTCATAAAAGTTACTTGGATTTAAAGTCAAATACTCGGTGGCAGCATCATTCACTTTGCTTTCAGTTGCTTCCATTGCTACATATTTGCTTTGGCTAGGATTTTCCCCACCTTGAGCAAATATAAACGAGGAACAAGCTAAGATAAATGATAATATAATTGATGTTTTTTTCATTATTTCACAAGGTTTTTAAGGATTAATACTTCAGCTACATTTTTAGAAGTAGTTAGCTTGGTTCCTACTTTTAATCCATTAAATTCTTTTATCACTTCAATCTCTTGCTCTTTAGTTGACTGAGATAGTTGCTGGAATTTATTAGCTTCTGCTTGTACTTCATTAGCTTCTGAAGCTTCTGAAGTAGCAGTTTCAAGCTCAGGAGATTCCTGAGCTTGAACTGACTTTGGTGCTACTTTTATTTTCATTTCTTAATTGTTAAGATTTTGATTTGATTTGTTTAAGATTAAACTGTTTCAAGAGCTGCAATGTCAGTGGCAAATACACCTTTAACAAAAGCAGTTCTGTTGTTGTTCTTAGTTACTAAAGCACCTCTCCACTCAGCAATGATAGTTCTCAAGTTCTTAGTCCAGTCATTACCGTCAAGACCAATATTAATCATGATTCCGTCCATCTGATATAAAACAGATAAATCAAAGTTTCCAACTAAATATTCTCCAGATGTTACTAAAGTAGTTCCTATCATTGGAACTCCATCAAGAGTAAGAGTAGAACCAATATAAAGCAATCTATCAATGTATCTTCTATCAGTTGCAGAAACTTTCATCAACTTTAATTTAGTGATGTCATTTGGATTCATTAAGATAGCATTCGGAGCCTCTTGATTAGCTAAAGCAATCTGATTCATAGCTACAACTAGAACATCAGCATTATTAGCATTGTCAACAGTAGCGGCAAAAGCACCAGCAGCAAAAGCAGTAGCAACAGTTCTAACTCCGTTTAATGCTGGAGGAGTATTGTTTCCGCTATAAGCAGTTAACTCAACATCTAGCAAAAGCTCTCTCATTAACTCATTTCTGATTTCACTTTCAATGAAGTCAATGTCATCTAGCATCTCAGTAGAAACCTTGATGAATGCAGTTCTTTTGCAAACATTTTGAGAAGCAACAACTAAATCAAAATCAATTTGATTCTTAGTTGCACCTTCTTCAGTACCACCAGCAGCTCCGTCTTTGTTAGCTTGGTAAACCCATGAGATAACATTTGAAGTTGTGTTTCCTTTAGCAAATAAATCAATCAAACGGATTCTTCTTGTTGCAATAACATTCAAGCCCGGGATTCTTTGTTCAACTGGAACATTTCCTCCACTCACATTAGTAGATTCTAACATTGTTCCAACCGTCTTGAATGCAAACCCAGCTCCTACTGCTGCTGATTTGTCAGTTGATTTAAGAGCTGCTAACTTTTCTTTGTTAGCTGCAAAAGCTTCTTTAATGCTTTGACCATTCTGAATAAGTGAATTTCCAGCATTCTTTTTGTTTAAAGATTCAATAGCTAAGCCATACTCTTTTAAAGCTTTGTTTAATGCTTTAAATTGGTCAACTTGGTCATCTTTGATAGCTTTCAACATAATGTCAATATCTTCTTTAGAAGCTTTGCTTTCAATTAACTTGTTCAATTCTGCCTTTGAATTGTCATTCTTGGCATTGTAATAAGCAGCTAAATCTTCAGCAGAGCCATTCTCAATTAACTCAGTTAATTTCTCAGCAGATAATTCTTTGAACTTTCCTTCTACCATAAATACTGGGAGAATAGTTGCTAAGGAGATTCCAGCGCCTATTGCAGCACCCTTGTCCATCTTGCTGAAGTCAGCATTGGAAATTCCTATTCCGGCAAATAACATCACTACAAATAACAAGAAACGTGCTAGAGACTGCTTCTTCTTTGCATGACTGATTTTTAATGTGTTTGAATTGCAAACTTTGTAATTAAGCTCTTTCATTTTGATTTTGGTTTTAGATTTGGTTTTTAATTAATTTAGATAATAATTGTTTGGTTTTTGCTCTTGCTTCTTGCAGTGATTTCTCGGCTGCCGTTATTTGAGTAGATAAATCTGGCTCAATGCTTTTTGGAATGTTTACTGATATTGTTGGAGTAGCATAGTTGCTTCCTTTTAGAACTGCACTACCTTCAATGATTTTAGCTTCTGTCACTGCCCAGAAGTATCCTTCTTCTTCAATGTCATCTTTATTAGCAACAAAAGGAAAATATTTATCCCAATTTGCTTTCTCTTGAGTATACAATTTATCAGTTGTATTGATGCAAAGAAAGAGATTAATGTATCTCATTCCCACTGAATGCTCTTTTACCCAGCCGTTCAAGTATTGATTAAACATGAATTCATTTCTGTCAGAGCTTACTTTAGCTTCAAAGATTAATGCTTCAGTATCTCCAAGAAGTTCAATTCCTAAAGATGCCC